TTCCAAATCTCAGCGGTTTTTGCTTTGATGCTATCCCAGTTTTGAATGACATAACCTACAACCAGTCCAATGCCGCCTGTGAAAATTCCTAATATCCAAGGCCAGTATGCCACAAAAAAGTCTGCGATGCCGTTCCATATATTCACCGCCGTTGTCTTTATCCATTCCCATGCCGTCTTTATACCACTACACACCGCATCCCAGTTCTTCCATAAAACCACGCCGATGGCAACAAGGGCACCAATGGCTAAGATAACCCACCCGATTGGACTTGCCACAAACAAGGCGTTCATAATACCTTGAACCGTATTAAATGCAGTGGTTGCCGCTGTCTGAACCCCTGTCATAATAGCTTGAAGCTGTTGGGAAAAGGTCATGGCTACGATTTCTTTCTTCTGAGATTTGTTTAATGCAATCGCTATGGTTTGTACCGCATTTGCCGCGGTCATAGCCACTTTCCACGCAGTTACCGAAGCTGTGATTCCTGCAATAATAGGTGCAAGCCATCCCCAGTTGTTTACAAAGAAGTTGTAAACAGAGGTTGCTGTATGAAGTATTCCGCTAAGAGCACCACTAAGTCCACTGAAGGCTCCGCCGAGGATATTTCCGATTCCTTCAAGGTCAGTTCCTGCAAGTGCAGTTTTGATACCTTCACCGATTCCGCTAAGCAGGGCAGGTGCATTTGTCGTGATAGCTGTTGCCAGTTTCTTTATTACTTCCGTAAACCCTGTGATTAGCATCGGCAGCATTGACGGCAGAGTATCCGTTAAAACACCTATGAGTGATGGCAGCATTTGTGCTAGGCCGTTCACCAAAGACATAGCACCTGTGGTTATCTGCGGCATAATACTTCTAAAAAGCTCAGGTATCCTTGGCGACAGCTGTTTTATAATCTCCGTTAGACCCCTTGTGAGGTTTGGCAGGAGTTCACCCACATTACGCGATACCACCTTTGCAACATTAATAAATGCGGATGCAATCCCTTCAGCACTTCCGGTGCCGGACATGAAGGTTTTAAATGCCGCCTTCGCCGTATTGATAGAACCGGCAAGTGTGTCATTTTCCTTTGCATAATTTCCTGTGGCATAGGCTGTCTTTTCAAGAAACATCTGCATTGCGATACCTACTTTCTCTTGAGTGGACATGGTCTTGCCCATAGTCTTAATGCCTTTGGCGGCGGCATAGGCTTTAATAGCAGTATCATTAATTGCAACGCCCAAATTATCCATCATTGTGAAGTTGCCCTTTGCCGCACCTGCCACAGCCTCCATCGCCGCATCAACATCAATTCCCATAATAGATGCAACGTCCGCCGCTCTTTGCATGGCGCTGGTGGTCATGTTAAGGGATTCTTCGATAGTGAAACCTGAGCCTTGAAACAGCGCTCCCATTTTATTGGCCGTGGCCAAATAATCCGACATGGAAAGGCCCATTGTTTCAAAAGCACTGCCGGCTGTATCCTGTAGTGTCTTGGCGAAGTCAGCAAATACTGCCTCACTGCCGCCTATGTTTTGCTCCAGTTCACCGGCCATATTAAGAGATTTAATTGTAAGACCTGTCATTGCAGTAATGCCCGCAGCCGAAGCGGTCAGAAACACCTTGCCTGCGGCAGATGCTGCTCCGCCCAGCTTTTTTAGAGACCCCACGGCAGAGGAGGAAGATTTCTTGAGGCCGCCAAGTTCGGAGGTTGCCTTTTTGATGTTAACGAAAAAGTTGCCTTCATTTAGTGATAAAGTCGCACCTATATTCCTGACTTTTTTCGCCATCTAACTTCCACCTGCCAATGCCTTATATTTTTCTGTTTCCTCTTCGATATACAGCGCCATGCTTGCCATTAAAAACTGTTTTTCCAAAAGGGATAGCCCTATAAAATCACTGAATTTCCAACCCCGCTGCAGATAATGGTGCATCATGTAGAGTTCACTATCCGCAGCAATTAGTTTTTTAAATCATCAATAGGTTTAACTCCGTCAATGTATCCTGCAAGTTTAATGCACTCCACAGCAATCTGCGGGATCTCACCCACATCAAAGATTTTCTCTACAATCTCCATCGGTTCCACACAGCCGTAAGCCTCCTGCAGCTCCTTTGATTTCAGGCATGGCTCGGTCACGCAGGAGTAAACGATATAGCAATCTCCGGATTCCTCCATTTCCTGCGCATCACGGGCCAAAGCGGCATCCGGTTCTGTAATTGTTATCGTACCGTCAAGGGATTTAATATATAACTCCTTGGTTTTCTTCTGTTTTTTGCTCGCCAGCATTTGCTCTTTACGGCGCACAAGCTCATTAACGGTAATTTTGGTATGTTTCTTCAATTTTATTTCCTCCTTATTTTCAGCATAAGAAAAGGCACCCTACAGAGAGTGCCTTATATAACAGTTAAGTTTCTTATTCCTTGTACTTTATAAGTGTCTTATACATAATCCAGACATATGTAATGATAAATATTGCCCATACGATGGAAATGTACTTTAGAAAAAACTGTGAAAAGTATGCCCCAAGAAGAACGCCAAGAGAACAAAGGGTAAGCTTAAACCATGTATAATCCCATGCATTATACTTTTTAGCCGCATTCAGCATCTTATTAACAAGTTCTTTCATAAGAAACATTCCTTTCAAAAAATATACTTATAATATTATTATATACTATTACACATGCAATTACAACACTTTTACAGTACAAGGAAACTAGATATTTTTACCTCACTCTCACAGTATCAGGGAAGTCAAAGTCGGTAAAACCGCCGTTGTATTCTTCCTCCAACACTTTGGCGTTTTCAAAGCTCATAAGCACTAAATCTCCAAACCAACAGTTGTTTAAAACAAGACGTTCACTGCCGTAAGCGTCAGGGTCATCCAACTTTCCTATTAACTGGCAACGTATATCCCGACCTTGCTTGATTGCATTTGCAAGCTTGATTTGTCCTCTTGAAAAGATTTTCTTTATGGTAAAGGAAAACTCACCCGAATAGCCTGTCAGCTTGGAATCTTTGCTCATCTGCATGGCAAAATCCACATCCTCACGCTCAAGCTTAAGCGTTGCCTCAAACTTTGAAACCTCGAACACCGGCTCTCCGTCCCAGTAAAGCATACCCCATTTGCCATTCATCACACGGGGCGCTGTAGGTTTTTGCGCCATTTATCTCACCGCCTTTAATTCATATAGATTGTGAACTTCAAATCTTCCATAGCGTCCTGGATTTGAATATTTGCCTTTACAAACACATTTGTTCCTGTGTTTGCCGTTTTTATGCGTTCCTCATCCCATAGCGATATATCCCTTGTTTGCTTTAGCCAGGCGGCAGTTGCATCAATATCAATCTCCGCCTTGTTGTCAAACTTGTCATACAAAACCCCCGAATCCGCAAGGTCCTTTAAATATTTGTTCACGGTCGCAAGGAAGATAACCTTGTTGTCATAGCTGTTTTCAATTTTACCGATAAACTCATCCTCAAAGGTAGTGCGGATATCATCACGAATCATATCCGCAGCCTCCACAATCTTTATCTTCTTAAAATCTTCACCTGCAGTGTCTGAAAGAATCATTAAGGAATTCACAGCTCTTGCAATTTTAATTTTTGTTCCGTCATTGATTAGTATCAGCTTGCCTGCGTCAATGTCTGAGTCGGGGTCTTCGCTTTCAGTTATAGATTCCACTTCCGGCAGGGCATAATATGTGGCGCTGCGGTTTAAAGGCAGCCCCGCAAGAATACCTGCAATTCTCGGGCAGTATTCGGCTGCGGTATATGTTTTTGTGCCTACCTTGATACCGTCCGTAGCAAAGTTTACAACACCCTCGCTGTCTGCAGCAGTATCGGGCAGTACGGCCTTGAATGTTTTATGATAAGTACTGCGCTGTTCGCGAATCCAGTCTGCAATGGCTCCTGTTTCACCGCTTTGCACAGATGGTACCGTCAGCCAGCTCCACTTTTTGTTTTTGAGCCTTTCAAGAGCTGTTTCAAGGCTGCCATCTGTACCAATCCTCTCTACAATAACTGCCGAGGGGCTCCCTTGAAATACCTGCGACAAAAATGCAAGGTTAGTTGTGGTATAATGGCTTTTGACGATTTCACTTTCCTTTTTATAGGTTTTGGTGTCAAAGGTTGAAGTATTGTCTTT